AGACGGGTCTTTTCTAATGCTGGTGAGGTGTTCGAGACTAGCGCTTCAATCTTTGAGAAGGAGGCCAGTGCTGCCATCAAACGGCAGCTTGGCTTCCTCAAGATGAACATGGTGCGTGTGTCTCATGAGTATGGAAAGATGTACGCTACCTATCTCGATGCTCACACGTTGCTTGTGCCCCGACACTTCTTCAGGTATGATAAAGATGGCGTCCCTTCGGATTTGGAGGAGGGTACTAGGATCTTTGCCAATAGCCTGTCAGGTGTTGAATCCACTTTTGATTTCCTGCCGGAGAGGGTTGAATATCACGAAGGCCATGAACATCTGACGGGCCTTAAGAAGGATTGGGCGATTTACCACTTCGCCAAGCCTGTCAATGGGAAGAAGAACATCACCAAACTATTTGCCAGTGAGGCCGACCTCAACAACATTGAGGAAGTCTCCGACGCTTTCATCCTACGGCCGAGTATGGACGAGAGCGATCGAGTTATCGCATTGGAGGACTTGGATGTTAAGGTCTGCAAGATTGCCTGGAAGACGGTTGGTAAGGTGGTTGACGCGTACGCTGAGTCTTACCTTAAGTATGCCCCTCAGGAGGCCGGAGATTGTGGCAGCTTGATTCTCGGGGTGCATAGAGGCAGACTCCGTGTCTTTGGGATGCATGTCGCTATCAGGAAGGTGTCTGAGGGTGTCCACAGTATGGGTCTCATCACCACCTCTGACGACGTGGCTTTCTGGAAGGCTGGCTCCGGTATTAAGACACAGGGCGGGACCGTCACGAATTTTCCACAGTTCGTTGACTCCAGCGAGGTCCTTCTGGAGTTACCTGAGGAATACGAGCAGCTCGGGAAGGTCACTGATTTCCCTGTTCGCCAAGGGTCAGCCAGCAGACTTGTTCCGTCGTTGATTGCCGATCGTCCAATTTGTGAGTCGGTCACCAAACGACCAGCGTTGCTTGGTGACCCCAAGGATGAGCGTTGTTGGAGTGAGGGCAAGCTTGTTACTGTCACACAGCTTCGTGTCAATAAGCTGACCCTGGCTGTCGCGAGGAAACCTGCTTTTGACATGGTTGTGATGGAGCAAGCGATCCACAGCACTGTCAGCAGATTTGACGTAGGCGCGGTCAGGGGTTATCGTGTGCTCACTGAGAGGGAGGCCCTCAATGGATGTGTTGATTTCCCTGCGATTGGTCCGATGAACCTGAAGACTAGTGCGGGTTATCCTCTCTCCAGCATGGCTCCTCCTGGCGTCACGGGCAAGTCGTGGTTAATCTCTGGCTCCATCCCTGATCGAGAGGTCTCCAACCCGATTCTCCGTGCACTGATTGACGAGATGGCATCCAAACTGAGCGTCGGAGTTGACCCTGGATGCTGCTTCACTTACGCTCTGAAGGATGAGCTTGTCTCGGCCAAGAAGATCAGTGGTAAAGTGACCAGGGGGCTGGCGTGTGCTCCGATTCAGCACACCATTCTGATGAGGAGGTATCTCGGATGGTTGGTCCAGATTATGGCCGATATCAGGGACACCGGGTTCACTTCAGTAGGTATGAATCCCTATGGTGTCGATTGGGATACTATGATTCGGTACCTTAAGACTGGTGGAACAGAGGGCTTCGATGGGGACTTCCAGGGGTTTGAGGCGACCCTGACTTCAGAATGTCAAGCCATCATGCGGACTGCGATTCTTCTGCTGGCCAAGAAGCATGGGGCAACTGAGTCGGAGT